CAACGCTAAAAGCATCAGCGCCAGCGTTTGCCATCCAAAAAGAAGAAAACATTGTCATTAGCTAAACGCCAGTTGTGGTGCGCCAAGTTGAATAGAGTTTGCTGCTTTCACAAAATACGGAACTATATCTACTGCTGAAGCCGCCGTACTAAGGGTTAACCCAGCACCAGCGGCTGTTTCATAGTCCGTTCCAAGAGTAACGGTTCTACTTCCCGTGCCATCTTGTATAAACACGATCACGCCCGCCTGACCAACCTGTTCTGTTGAAGGATTGTCTAGTGTGACGTTACCAGTAAGGGTTAGAACAAAATTCTGATTAGCCGTAAAATCTAACGTAACATTACCTGTATTTGACGTGTCAGTATCTGTTTTAGCTAAGACAGTGCCAGCAAACGTGCCAGTGGTTGTCCCTGTTGCTACAGAAAATACTGTGGCGTCTGCATCGTTTTTGATGGTTACGTCTGAAGTGCTGCCCTGTCCTGTAAGGATAAGACCTTCAGCAGCAGTGTAACCCATCGCGGCGTTATCACCTGCGGAGGTGTCCCCGTCCGCGTTTAAAGTTGCCGCAGTAAGATCTCCAACAACATCAACTGCTGTTCCCCCTGTTGCAATAGTAATGACATCAGCGTCCGCGTCATTCTTGATTGTTACATCGTTGGTCGAACCTTGACCTGTAAGGATAAGACCTTCGGCAGAAGTGTAACCAATAGCTGCATTGTCTCCTGAAGAAGTGTCCCCTGCTGGTTCTACCGTCCCGGTGGCTACAAGGTTTCCTCCAGCCGTAATGTTGCCAACAACTGTTACATCTGTGCCGCCAGTAGGAATTTCTAAAACGTCAGCATCCGCATCGTTTTTAATGGTTACATCATTCGTAGAACCTTGCCCCGTAAGAATAAGGCCTTCGGCAGACGTATACCCCATCGCAGCTTTGTCGCTTGCAGCAGTATCACCCAAAGCATTGAACGTGCCACTCGCGGTAATGTCTCCAGAAGCTGTTACTGTAGCCAACTGTAGATTAGCTACAGCATCTATAACAGCGGCCCCTGACCCCGCTCCATCCATATAAACGATGGCAGACTTACCATTTTCTATGGTTATGTTCGCACCAGAACCTTGAGAAACAATTACCGAATAAGGGCCACTGGACCCTGAATCGGTGGTTGCGTTTACCATAATGAAGAAAGCGGCAGTGGTGTTAGGAGCCACCGTTACAGTGTTATTAGCACCAAGAGCCCCCGTAAACCTAATCACACGATACATACCGTCTTGAAGGTTTTCTGTGCCAGATCCAGGTGAAGCCTCTCGAACCGTTAGCGTATGCGTAGATCCTGAAAGGGCTACCGCTTTAAATGAGGCAATCCGGTCAAGAATATCAAGGTTGTGGTTGGTTGTAGTACCCCACGCTCCGGACTGTTCTCCAGATCCTATCTTCTCTATGCCAAAACTTGTTGTATATGATGATGCCATGATCTTGTTCCTATGCCGCTATCTTAACCCAATTTGGTGTCTGTGATTCATCGATAGAACTCCAAACTAAGGCGTTGTTGGCTTTTCCTTCTGCTGAAACTCCAGTTACCGTGAAAGAGAAATTAATTTGTGTGCTTCCTATTGCGCTGGCCGCTGATACCCCACTTGGTGTAACTAAAACATTCGCTATTAAAGTGGGAGATCCTATTGCGCTCGCCGCTGATACCCCACTTGGCGTAACGGTGACAGGAACAATGGCAGAAACAGATCCTATTGCGCTGGCCGCTGAAACTCCCGTAACACTTACGGTAACAGGAAGACTTATTGTAACAGAACCAACTGCACTGGCCGCTGAAACACCTGTAATTGCAAGAGGGACCGGGCTATTCCAAGCCCCCTCGTTCCAAGTGCCTCTATCCCAACCAGTAAGAGATGCCATTAAGAAATCCTGATTACCGCGTTGTTTGCATCATTTGCAGGATATTGAATTGTAAAATCACCTGCGCTTGAAGATTTGTCCCCTCCAAAATTAATTACCGCTACTGCGGGGTCCGCAGCATGGTTTGTGGTAGATCCAGTTCCAGCCGTGGAAAGAGTTGAGTTGTATATCAAAGCCCCTCTCGCGCTAGAAATAGTTGAGGAAGAAAAAGTGGTGTCCGCAAAATCAACAAAGGCTGTTGGCACCGCACTACTATTGTCCGCGAGTCCAATAGTCACGCTACTAAGGGCGGCTCCTCCAGCGGAGTAATTTGTGCCAGAAACCTCATTACTGGTTGTATAACCAGTGGTATCCGCGTCAATGGACGAGCTATTGGTAAACATAGCGACTTTAAGGGTATCCGCTGAAATGGCACTAGATCCCGTTCTAGTATGCGCGGTCAAATGGTGAATACCAGCAAGTATTTCTCTTTTAAAAGTACCGCACATTGCGGAAGTACCAACGGCCATTATAATCTCCTTATAATCTCAGCCATGTCCTCATGGCCTTGTTGCCTCATAAGAGCCCAAATAC